GGAAAGCTCTGACGGGTCGTTTGATTTTGTTCAAATAACAGTCGGGAATGAGTTGTATTTCTCGGATGCAAACGATGGATACACATATTTCCGATTAGACTTCCAACCAGAACTAACAATTTATAAAAAGAGAGGATAATTTGCATGAAATTATTAAAAATGAATATTCAACACTTTGCAAGACGTAAAAATGCGTTGCGCCAGCACTTAATTGCTGATTTTGACCCAGCAAACCGTGATACAGTTCCGGCAGATGAGGACTTTAAAGAATTGTCTCACTGGATTACAGATATCGAAGATGGGTCTGACGAAACAGTCGATCCGTATGCCGACTACGCGGGGGATGGAACAGAAAAAGATGAAGTAACTATGTTTAAAGAAGCGTACGACGTAACTGGAACATACGACCCAGAAGATGAAGCGCAAGCATTAGTTGCAAGCAAGAAACGTTTATTAGGAGATGGCCGTAAAGTATGGCACCGAATCATCTCTGCCGACGGAAACACTAGCGTGACGGGGGTGGCTACTTTATCAGCAATCGTTGCTGGTTCTGGTAACGCTGCAGAGTTTGAAGCGTTTGGTTGCCGAATTGCGTTTGATGAAATCGCGAAAGAAGATACTCCTTCAACTCCCTAGTGAACCTCCGGAACCTGAACCGGAGCCTGAAGAACCATCAGCTTAATACATTTGAGGAGTGGAAACACTCCTCTTTTTTTGTACTTAAAAATTAGGAGCGTGACGATATGGGACTAAAAATTAAACTGCACCAGAATACTATCCCAATTGAATTTGAAGATCCAGAAACAGGAGAAATTGTTGAAACATTGCATTTCGACAAGACGGATGACGCAATCCAAAAACTTCGCAAACAAGACGAAGTTATTAAAGAATTGGCCGAAGAATTGGATGAGAAAAATGCCGAACTGGAAGAGACGAAAAAACTTGTAAAAACATGTTTTGATGCGGTATTTGGAGAAAATGCATTCGAGAAGATTTACAAGATTAACCCTTCATGTTTGATTCTTTTGCAGTACTACATTTCAGCAGTGGTTTATATCCGTAAAGAAATGGATGACTTTGAAGGTGCAAAAGACCTAGAAAAATACATTACTGGGTAAGGGAGATGGCTAAATGCTACTCCATTACAGATTAGATGATGAAATTGAAATTGATGGTAAGAAGTACGTTGTTAATGCTTCTTTTGACGTGATTCTGCGCGTTATAGACCTTTTAGAAGAGAAACGCTTCTCTCCTATCACTCAAGTGAAAACAGCGCTCAAAATGCTTATAAATGACAATTTAGAGCATTACACGCATGAAGAACGAATTGAATGCATGCAACAGATATTAGATCTATATGTCCAGATGAAAGAGCCTGTGACGTTAGACCGTGCGGGCAATCCAATGCCAACACCGCCGAAAGATGATTCTGGGGCGACTTATTCGTATACAGAAGATGCAGATTATATCTACGCAGCTTTCATGCAAACATATGGCATTGATTTGATTGAACAGCAAGGTAAATTGCATTGGGCGAAGTTTAAAGCGCTCTTGACGGGTCTGCCTGACAATACGATGTTCAGTGAAATCCTTCGTATTCGTGGTTGGGATCCAAGCAAGGAGAAAGAGAAGTACGCCACTCGTATGAATCGACTACAGAAGAAATACAAATTAAAAGGAAAGGAGGATGAATAAATGGCAAGTGACGGAACGGTTACGATAAAAGTTCAAGCGAATGATAAAGATTTAAACAAACTTGTCAAAAGTGTGCAGAATCTTGCGAAACAATTGGATAGTTTGCCTTCCAATCCGTTCGATGGTATCGCTCGTGGGGCTGTTCGTGCAAAAGATGCTTTATTCGGCGTTTCTGATGGGTCTGACGAAGTTTCACGCTCGTTGGATAGGATTGACTCATCAAATGTTGATGATGTCTCAAATAGCGCAAATAAAGCTGATTCAGAATTAGAACAATTATCCTTTACGGCGGATGAAGTAGATTCAAGCGTTAATAGCATAGATAGCGATGCACTGGATGCATTAGGCACAAGCGCTGACCGTGCAGATGCCGACTTGGAAGGATTGAGCTTCACTGCTCAAGATGTGGACTCAAATATTTCTAACATTGACTCAAGAGCAATTGAATCAGTTGGAAACAGTGCCGACCAAGCCGATGGGAATTTGTTTGCGTTAAGTCACTCTGCAAACGATGTGGCTAAAGAAATTGACAACGTAGATGCAAGCAGCGTGGAAGATGTTGGGCGTAGTGCTGACCGTTCTTCATCAGAAATGGATGAAATGGGTAACAGTGCTGGACAAGCTGCGAAAGAAATTAACGAGATTGATGCTCGACCAATTGAAAACACAGAAAAAAGCTCTCGTAAGTTAAACACTTCATTCATGGAGCTGCTAAAAACAGTCGGTGTTGTGAAACTGGTAAGCGTTGGTTTTGATATGCTAACTGGTTCGATTGATGGAGCAATAGACCGTTTCGATACGTTCAACACTTTCCCAAGAACGATGCAGGGCTTGGGATATTCTGTGGAACAAGCGGATCGCGCCATTCGCCGATTGGATGAAGGCACACGTGGTTTGCCAACTACTTTAGATGGAATCGTGAGAAATACCCAACGTATTGCGGCGGTAACTGGAGATTTAAACCTTGCAACAGAGACAGCGTTGGCATTAAATAACGCATTCTTAGCAAGTGGATCTAGCGCAGCAGATGCGGCACGTGGTACGGAACAATACGTTCAAATGTTGAGTAAAGGCGAAGCCGATTTACAGTCTTACCGTACGTTGCAAGAAACAATGACACTGGCATTGAACAAAACAGCAGAGTCTTTCGGATTTGCTGGAGAATCTGCACAGACGGATTTCTATGCAGCGCTTAAGTCCGGAGAAATTACTTTCCGCGAGTTTAACGCACGCTTAATCGAAATGAGCGAAGCTCAAGGCGGTTTTGCTGATTTAGCACAAACCAATAGTGAATCACTGCGTACAAGTTGGACAAACTTACGAACAGCGTTTGTGCGTAATACAGCTAACATCATAAGTAAATTAGATGAACTTTCCTATGCACTGACAGGCAATTCAATCGCTCAAAACGTTGACCGACTACAAAAAGTTGTGAATACAGCATTTGGAGCAATCGGAACTGCTATTGATATGGTTAGCCCTATCGTTATTGCCTCCGCTGATGCATTCCGAATGTTATATCAGGCAACTGAGCCGCTACATCCGTTATTTATTGCTACTGCAGCAGGTATTGGTGCAATGATTATCCTTGCGAAAGTACAAACATGGCTAAGCGGAACAACTATCGGTATTGCGGCTTATACATTTGCAACAGAGAAGATGAATGCAGCTACTCTTGCAAATATTGCCGTCCAAAAATATAACCTCATATGGGCGAAGGCGGCAACTACACAATTCTCTGTTCTTTCTGCGGCTATGGGAGCGAAAACTCTTGCCATAGGTGCTGCAACGAAAGCTTGGGGATTGTTATCTGGTGCAATCACATTCTTAACTGGTCCAGTAGGATGGGTTATTGGTGCGATTGGTGCTGTTGCTGGAGGTTTAGTCTATCTATGGAGAACTATAGGACAGGCATCAGAAGAAATGGTTGAACTAACCGAAGATATTGACGACGCAAGCGATGCAACAAGGTCGCTGGCCGATAGCATTGACACTGCTTCGGAAAGTTATGCGACATCTCAAGCTAGAATGGAAGGGCAAACTAATTCTATTAAGACGTTGATGGCCGAAACTGAGCGATTATCTAAACAAGAACGTCTATCTGCAGCAGATAAGAAACTGCTTCAAGATAACATTGAAGAATTGAACAGCTCGGTTGAAGGCTTGAGTTTGGCTTACGACGAGGAGCAAGGTCGTTTGACTGCTTCTAACGAAGCAATGGAAGCAAGGCTTCGAATGATGGAAGAAGAGGAAAAAATGGCTGGCGCTCAAGAACGATTGAGAGAAATTAGCGAACAACGTGCCGAAGCCACAGCTCAACTGGAAGAAAACTCACGAAAATTAAATGAAGCGCAAGAAATGCTGGATGAATCAGGTACAAACTGGTTCGGAAAGAATAATGATCTGAAAGAATCCGTTGAAGAACTGAAAGAGGAAAACGAAAACCTCAAAAATGGATTGACTGAGCTTGGCGAAGAAGAAGAGCGAGTAAACGCTCAACGAACCGAAAGTGCTGAGGCTTACGCAGAAGCGCAAGAAGTAGCCAACAATCAAGTCGTCACTTCTCTTGAACAATTATCCGACAAACAAAGAGAAGTAGCGGAAAGTATTCAATCTGAATATCAAGGACTTGTTGCAGCGGCTCGTGATTGGTCGAATGAAATAGAGACCGAATACACCAAAGTTAATGCAGATGGAGAAGAATACGTCGCTAGCTCGAAAGAAGTATTTGAAGACCACAAGCGAGTGTTAGAAAACAACGTTGAAGCAATGCGTGAATGGTCTGAGAACATGGAAGCATTGTCAGAACGTGGGATTGATGATGGACTCCTGGAACAACTTCGACAAATGGGGCCGGAAGGTCTACCGCTCGTGGAAGGATTCGTTAATGCATCTGATGAAGAACTTCGTGAAATGGAAGGATTGTTCTCAGAAGCTGCCGAACTATCAAAAGAAGGTTTGATGAACGGTTTAGCGATTGAAGAAGGCTCCATCATTGAAGGTGCTGATGGACTGATCTTCAACACGGGCGAAACTATGATTGAAGCAGTCGAACGAAGCGGTTTAGCAGATATTGTTCCGAACGCTTTGCAAGAATCCGAAACGGATATGGTTGAAGCTGGAAGAAATGTCGCTGAAGGAGCGGCACGAGGGATCGAGGAAGGTTCTGCAAGAGCATCTGCAGCTTCTGGGGATATGGCCTCAGACATTAACGAAGCGTTTGCTACTGAACTTGCTATTCATTCTCCTTCTCGTAAGTTTAAACAGCATGGTTCAGATATTGTTGCTGGTTTGCTCGCTGGTTGGAATCAAGAGAAACCGAAGATGTTGCAAGCTGTTACTAAATTCGCTACAGAATTAAGCAAAACGTTCAGTGACTCGATAAAGGATATCAATTCAAATTCGTTATCTGGATGGAAGTCACTAACTGATACCATAACGAAACAACTGAAAGATGCGAATAATTCTGTGAAAACGGAACTTACTAGCATGTCTCAACAACTTCAAACATCTAACAACCAAATGAACCAAGTTGCGTTACAAGGGACGACTCAAATGACTCGTACGTATCAACAATCGTATCGGGAAATTAATTCTATTGTAACGAGAGAACAACGAAACATGGTTCAAACAACTACACAAAACGTTCGATTGCAGCAACAAATCACGCAAAATGGATACAGAGCTATGCGAAACATGGTTCAAAACGAAATGAATGGTGTTGTTAATGTTACTCGAACGGCAATGTCTCAATCGGTTGCGATTATGCAAAACACCGCAAGTCAAGCAAGATTAGCGGGTCAAAATATGGGGCTAGGCTTTAGAAATGGACTAGCTGGAACAGCTGGAAGCATTCAAGCAACTGCTAGAAACTTAGCAAATAGTGCAGCTAGCACAATCCAGCGTGCGTTAAGAATCAACTCGCCGTCACGTGTGACAATGGCTTTAGGTGAGTATACGGGTGACGGATTAGTTGAAGGGATGAAGCACCGACTAAGAGATGTCGAACAAATCGCTGGAGAAATGGCACAAAAAGCATTACCACAAATCGATGTTGGGCGTACTCTTGGGTTAGTTGGTGGCACGCATGCGGCGGCTTCTATAGTGAACAACAATCAATCTTACACGCTGAATGCCAATGGAAGCAGCGGAACAAGCGGATTGTCTAGAGATGAAATGGAGCGAATATTTAAAGAGTTTATTTGGTACATCCAACAAGGAGAAGGGGGTGCTTTAGATGGCTGAAATTATATTTAACGGTATAAGTAGCCAGTCATTTGGATTGGAACTTATCAATGAGGTTACTCATGAAATTGCAAGTAACGATATTGAAACAGTCCCAATAGAAGGCCGTGACGGTGTTTTGCTTGTAGATAGACAAAGACTTAACCCAGTCGAAAAAGCATTCCCTATGGTGCTGAAAAACGAAGTATACGGCACTTCAAGCCGGATAAGTGAATGGCTAGGTGTGAAAGGCTGGAAAGATTTAGAGCTTTCTTGGGATCCTGATTATTTGTATCAAGCAACAGTGATTAATCAAATCAGTATAGACGAAGTAGTAAAGCAATTCGGGAAAGTCCGAGTTGTTTTTTTAGTTCATCCGATAAAAATGTTGAAGGATTCTCTAACAAGTAGGTCTTTAAGCAAAGGACAGACGATAGTAAATCGAGGGAATGTTGAAGCGAAACCCGTTATCACATTGAACGGGTATGGTGATACTGTTTTAACGATAAATGGACGGCGTACAGCGTTGGAAGATATCCAAGGAACAATCACCTTAGACATGCACAGAAACCTAGTATATAGCGGTAATTTGAGCGTATGGGACAAGGTTCTGCGTGAAGCTAATACGCATAAACCATTCTTAGACGTGGGATCGAACGTGATTAATTGGACGGGCGATTTCACAGCAACAATAACACCGTATGAAGGAGTGAGGCTATAAGATGATTCCTGTTCTTTATAACAAAGACGAGAAGCAATTTCGTTCATACGGATTAGGAGAATTGTCTGATTTTGTCGAAACTCCCGATGTCAAACGTGAACGGAATGGCCAATATACTTTTTACATGAGGTACCAGCTAGACGGCGTTCTTGCGAATGAGCTAAAAGAAGGCATGAAGATTAAATCAAGTGCTGGACCTCGTACAGAATGGCAAACCTTCGAAATTAACCGTATTGTTGCCGATTCGCAACAGTTTATAGAAGTATACGCCAATCATGTTTCCATGCGTACCCAGAAAGATGCGATTCGTCCAAGAGTAAACGGTCGAAACTTCAACGGACAACAATTGCTTGAGCTTTGGAGAAATAACTTAGTTGGAGACGACCATTGGGAAGTTTGGTCGGATATTACAACGCAAGTTAGTGTGGAATGGAAGATTGAGGACTACAACAACGCTCGTGAAGTGCTTGGCGGCAAAGAAGGTTCAATCCTTGACCGCATTGGCGGAGAATATGAATTCGACAACCAGACTATTCGTCTGTGGAGACAAATGGGGCGTACCGCTCCGATTGTACTGGAATATGGTCGAAACATTAAATCTGTCGTAAAAGAGAATCAAGAAGATTCAGTATATACAAGTGTCTATCCGTTCGCTATGTATACACCTGAAGGAAGAGAGACGATGGAAATCGTTACACTTCCAGAGTTCTATGTTGATTCGAATTATGTAGGAATGTACGACCACAGAAAAGTACAAGTTGTTGATTTTACTAGTGAGTTTGATAATGACAATCCGCCGACTGTCCAAGCAGTTCGTCAACTTGCCCAACAATTTATCGAAGCCAATGAAGTGGGAAGTCCTTGGCAAAACGTAAAAGTTGAATACCAGGACTTATCCAAGACTCTTGATTACAAAGATTTCCAAGTGATGGAAGAAGTCGAACTCAATGATGTTGTTCCAATTTTTTATCCAAAATTGGATGTGATGAATAATAATGCCAAAGTTGTTGTAACTGTATGGGATCCAGTAAAAGAGGAATACAAGAACATTGAGCTTGGTGTTATTGGACAAAGAATAGGCAATGTGTTGAACCGCGGGATCAATGAGCGACTCAACCAGATCGAAAGGGAGCAAGAACGCCAGCATGTTTATATTGTAAATGCTGCTGGGAATAGAATTTGGTATTCCACTCCCCCAGATGATGTCGAACACAAAATTGGCGATTTATGGTTTGAAGAAAACGGACCATATACACGTTTGAGAATTTGGAACGGAAATCAGTGGATGACGGAACTTGACACCGAAGACATCGATCAAATCGCTCAAGCCATCGAAGCCCAGCAAGAAGACATTAAGGACGCAAAATCCTCAGCGGATGCAGCTAACCAGCAGATTAATGACGCGATTCAGAACGCTGGATTTACGAGTTTAACGGACACGATAAGCTATGTAGATAATTTAGCAAACACCGCAGAAGCGAATGCTCAAACAGCTATGACCTTAGCAACGGATTTAAGCGGACAAGTGAGTGATTTCGAGTTAACCGTAGACGGTTTCAATGCGACCATTCAACGAGTTGAAGCTGATTATGGTGAGTTAGAAGGCACTGTAAGCAGTCTAGGCGCAGATGTCAGTGCGGTCGCTGAGCAAATCACTAATCGAGTCTGGCAGACGGATATTGATGATACTATGGAATTAATCACACACGTGGAAACAGAATGGCGTCAAACAGCTCAAGGGTTTGAACAATCGATTACTCAAATCGAGTCGGACGTTAATGGAAAAGCTAGCTTAGTGGCATTTAACACGCTAGAAAGCAAAGTTGACGGAACGATCCAACGTATCGGCGACGCTGAGGGGAATATTACTCAGATAGAAGCGAATGTGAACGGCTTGCAGACGACTGTTGCCAGTAAGGCTAGTCAGACAGAGGTTACACAGTTGGCTACTGGGTTTAATGTACTGAGTACAAACTTCAATAACCTTGAAATTGGTGGA